GTTTCCCAGTCACGATCCAAGATTGAATACATGGGCGTATCTCTGGACTGCCCGGTGGTCATCTTGGATCATGTCACTGCCGTGGTTGCCGGGCGAGGTGATCATGGTGGGAACGAACGCCTTGCTATCGATGACCTGATGCACAACAGCCGTTCGCTGGTGGAGCGGACGGGTATCCACCTGGACGTAGTGTCGCACCTCCGGAAGCCGAACGGGCAGCCGTTCGAGGAGGGCGGGCAAATCGCCCTGGACGACCTGCGTGGGTCGGGTAGCCTGAAGACTGTACCGAATACTATCGTGGGACTGGAGCGCGACCAGCAAGCTACGGATCCTGAGTTGGCTAGCCTGACTCGGTTCCGAGGATTGAAGGGTCGGTTCAAGGGTAGCCGACTTGGCATCCTTGGCGCCCTGGCCTACGATAACACCACTGGACGGTTGGTGGAAGCTGACCTTAACCAGTACACGGAGGCCGGTGACACGCTGGTCGATGAGACTCCCGAGGAGATTGATCTAGATGATGAATGATAACGCGCAACTGAACCGGACGCGCAACGAGCTTCACTATCAGCACGGTGAAGAGGTGAAGCCGTTGGCCGAGGGTAAGCCGTTTCGCCATACGCTCGCAGTACCGAACGAGGTGCTGACCGTAGCGCAGCCGCACCACCGGCAGAACAACATCGACCTGTACACGGCGAAGTTTGTGATCGCCGAGCTTCAGCGTCGGCTGCAAGAGCTTGAGGCTCGGGTTCAGCGTTTGGAGATGATGGATGGTGATCCTCGTCCGGTGTCTGTAGTGGAGTTCGAGACGACTTCGCTTAACGAGAAGGATGCTCAAGCACTTCGTGAGGCTAAGGATGGTGAGGTAGTCCCGATCGAGGAGCCGAGCGCTCTGAGAACGCGCCCGAAGACGGATGAGTAAACCCATCTACGCCTTCGACCTGGAGGCGGATGGGTTGCGTGATTTGATTGTGAAGAAAGGGCAACTGATCTCCCGGGAGGCGACGGTTGTCCACTGCCTTGTGCTGATCGACGAGAAGACCAAGAAGGTGTACCGGTATCGAGGCGCAAACGTGATCAAGGGATGGCGACGGCTGATGAAGGCTCGCCTGATCTACGGTCACAACGTCATCGACTATGACCTTCCCGTGCTTCGGCGGTTGGTCGCTCCGCCTGATCATCGGGTAGAGGACGAGCCGCCGGTCATGGATACGGCGGTGATGTCCCGGGCGCTGTACCCTGACCGGGGATCGCACCCGAATCGCAAGCTGCACAAGTATCCCAACTCTCTGGAGGCGTGGGGGCGTAAGCTCGGTACGTACAAGACGGAGTTTAAGGGATCGTGGGAGGTGTGGTCGAAGGAGATGGAAGACTACTGCGTCCAGGACGTGAGGGTTACCGTGCAGATACGGAAGCACCTCACACCAAAGATGCGGAAGTTCCCTTCCATCTCCAAGATTGAACACCGTGTAGCCCATATCATCGCACGACAATGTGTGAATGGTGTGTCGTTCGATCAGTCTGAGGCAGAGAAGTTCCAACGCAGCCTAACCGAGATCCAGGCCGACCTGTTCGACGAGGTTGCTAAGGTGTTCCCGCCCAAGCGCGAGGAGATGAAGACCCCGCAATGGTGGGAGTATGGGGAGCACCGAGCCGAGACGAAGAAAGCGCTGGGCGATAAGTTGGCTGAGGCTGGCATCCCGAAGGCACGGACCAAGAAGGCGACACGAGGACCGAACAAGTTCAAGTTGATCGTTTTCAACCCTGGTTCTGATGATCAGGTCGCTGCGGCTCTGATCGACCGGTACGGCTGGAAGCCTACCAAGATCACTAAGGGTGGTAAGCCATCGATCAAGGAAGAGGTACTGGCGGCATTGGACTACCCGGAAGCGGCCCTGATCAACCACTGGCGCATGGTAGACAAGCGGTTGAAGATGCTGCGGGACTGGATGGTACGAGCCGAAGAGAGCTACGATGGCCGTATCCATCACGGCGTCAACACCTGTGGCACCCCAACCGCCCGGATGACCCATAGCCAGCCGAACATCACTCAGGTGACCAAGGTCCAACGAGATGACGACGGCACGCTACGGGGTTACGCTGGTCGCTACGGGTACGAGAGCCGAATGCTGTTCGGCCCAAGGGAAGACTGGGTTCAGGTCGGCGGCGACGCATCTGGCTTAGAGCTTCGGATGTTGGCGAACCGTACGTTCCCGCATGACGACGGGATGTACGCGGATGTCATCCTGAACGGTGACATCCACACGTTCAACATGGAGGCATCGTCGGAGCTACAGACCCGGCCCCAGGCTAAGGAGACATTCTACGCTGGGCTGTACGGTGCCGGTGATGCTAAGCAGGGCCGCACGATCAAGCACCACAAGTCTCTATCGCCCGAGCAGGCGAAGCTGTACGAAGGCCGATCGGCTACGACCATTGGCAAGGCGTACAAAGAGAAGATGGTGAAAGACCTACCGGCGTTGGCAAAGGTGATCAACCGTTGCAAGCAGGCTTGTCATCAGCGAGGTTACCTGATCCTACTGGACGGCCGGCGTGCGCCCATTCGCTCCGAGCATCTGTCCCTGAACACTCAGTTGCAGGGCGATGGTGCAGCGGTAATGAAACTCGCACTGCTGCTGCATGACGCCAAGATGCAGAGGGCGAAGTTACGTCCTGGTGTGGACTACGAGTACATGATCAACGCGCACGACGAGTTCCAGCTTGAGTGCAAGCAGCAGTACGCGGAGGATATCGGTCAGATGTTGGTCGATGCGATCGTGCTGTCTGGCAAGAAGCTCAAGGTCCGATGTCCGTTGGACGGTGAGTTCAAGATTGGGAGGAACTGGGCCGAATGTCATTAGATGAATTACTAAGACTATGGTCTATTTCACTAGCGTTGAAGATCGACAAGGAGATCATGGAAATGCACGACAGCGGTGAGCGTCAGGAGTTCGAGACTGGCGCACAGCGAGATACAGCGGCCGACAAGCCGCGGATCGATCTGATCAGCCCGGTGTTCCTGGAGCGCCTGGGTGACTGGCTGCGACTTGGAGCGGAGAAGTATGCCGAGCGTAACTGGGAGCAGGGTATGCCCTTGTCCCGGTTCATCGCCAGTCTTCATCGTCATCTGAATGCCATTCAACAGGGCGATACGAGTGAGGACCACGAGGCGGCGGTTGCGTTTAACATCATGGGCTTCATGCACACGAAGGAGATGATCCGACGTGGGCTGCTTCCGATAGAATTAGACGATATGCCGGTCTACGAGATGTTTGGCGGTGAGAACTATGATGGGATTCCGATCTGATGAGTCAATTCAAAGAGGAGAGGACCGCGCTGATTGACGGTGACATCATCGTCTACCAGTGTGCGGCCTCGGTCGAGAGTACGCAGGGCGATGCGATGGAGTTGTTTGAGAAGGTTACCGGGATGCTAGAGGAGTGGACCCGGCGTGCCTTTTGCACGAAGGCTATCGTTTGCCTGTCGTGCAACCGGGAGGACAACTATCGCCGAGAGTATTGGCCGGTGTACAAGGAGCACCGTTCGAAGAAGGAGCCGCCGGCGTTCCTCGGTCAAGCCCGTGAGATGATTACGGACGAAGCAAAGACCATGGAACGGCCGAGGCTTGAAGCTGACGATCTGATGGGTCTGTTGGCTACGAACGGTAAGGTTAACAACCCGGTCATTGTGTCGATCGACAAAGACCTGGAGTCCGTACCGGGCTGGGTGTTCAATCCTGGGAAGATGGACTTCCCGATTCGAATCCCGGTGAGCGAAGCGGACACACTGTTCCATGTGCAGTGGATGACTGGCGACAGTAGCGACAACTACCCCGGACTGTACCGAGTCGGTGAGGTTGGGGCAATGAAGAAGTTGCACGCTGCGATCGTGGAAGGCGTGTCGCCCGAGGCGCTGGTAATCAGTGAGTATTACTACCACAATAAGGGCTACGACTACGACTACTGTCTTGCGATGGCTAGGTGTGCCCGTATCCTCACGGCTGATCACTGGGATGCCAAGCGTAAGCAGCCGGTGCCCTACACTCCCAGCGACGAGACCCTCCAGGAGTGCGTGGCCCTTGGGGTGCCCGAATCTTGGCTCGTGAGTGCGGTCGATGGGTGACAATCTTTTGACCCGTGCGCAGCAGAACGGAGGGTTGGTGGGTGAAGTGTGGTTCTACCGCCCGAACCGTAAGACCCCGCTCTGGGCGCGACTGTCCGGCCTTCGCTATACCCATGTTGCCTTCCGAATTGGAGGCGTGGTGTGGCAGGTAAGCCGACAAGGTAGTGAGTTCGTGATGGTGGAAGACATGTTGCGACGGCGGTGCCCGGATCACCGGGAGGTAGTGGTGTTCAACGGGGACATTCCGTTCTTCCGTGTAACCATGCGAACCTTGCCGTCCGTGTGGGCGTGGGCTCAATACAAGCTACTTC